GAACGTTGACAAGCTGCTCGGCCCACTCTTGCCAATCATCAAATTGATAAGGTCCGGGAATACCTTCATTGGTAAACACGTCAATGGATTTTAATCCTGCGCCCCATGTTTTCCAATCAGTATTTGCATCGGGAATCGACAGTTGCTGAGCCGCATACAGCTCAACCATAAGACAAGCCCATGACTCAAAGGTGTGATACCTAGGGTCATAGACCTGAGCAACGTTAAGTATATTAGACATTACGGTCTTACGTCGCCAATATCGGCGTTTAGTACAACTTTACCCAACTGATAATCACCACCGGATATGTTGGAAACAAACTTCAATCGCAATTCACGACGCTGTTCACGCATATCAATCTTAAGCGTATCAGGCTCAAACGTATAAGGGCCTGTAGTATCATCTGGAGATGTGGCAAACGAATTGCCTGTAACATACAACTCCATCTCACCCGTTTGTATGAAGTCAGGCTCAACCCTCTCCAACCGTAGCCATCTATTTTCGCCTACGGCGGAAAGCTCAGCAGGACCCCCAGATACCCAGCCAAGATCATTAGTCTCAAAAGATGACTCAATGGCCAATGACGCAGTATCTTGCACAGCGTCAGTCCCTATCTCATGCTGCCACAAAGATACAAAGTTAACAGTTGCAGTGACAGTAATCACTAAACCGGCACCAGCAGGAATCGCTGCTGATAGCGTGTCGCTAACAACATAATTCTTACCTTTGTTAAATATCGTGACAGAAGTCACAACGCCACCGGCAACCACAATTGTAGCTGTTGCGCCTGAGCCTCCGCCGCCCGTCAATGCTTGGTTGGTATAAGTGCCATTGGTATACGCAGATCCGGCGTTGGTAATGGTTATGCCATTAACGCCGCCTGAGGCGTTGAGGTTCCACTCCGCGGCAATAGGAAAGTGAAATACTTGAGAAAAGTAACCTGCAGATCGCTGAGCGCCTAATGCAAAGCCTGCGTCGTACCATATGTTTTCACGTGTATTGTAAATAACAGCGTCATTACACTCAGTGGCATTGCCAGAAGGGTAAAACCACCAGATCTCGCCAAAACGCGGAACCTTTGATACCCAAATCTTTTCACGCTGTGCGTAATTTAAGTTGTCAAAAAAGTAGTTTTGGTTAAAAGTATTAGGAATCTCTTTTACAACGCCGTTATAAAGCAAAAACCGGTCAACGCCGCACCAGTAATACACGCCGTCGTACTCAATTACCGACTGGCTTGAAAGAATTGAGGATTGACTGGTAATTAAGTCATACCGCCAAAACTGTGGAGGTGTACCTGCACCGCCAATAAAGGAGACTCGAATTAAAGAATCCAAACTCCAAAAGAGGCCCGATGGTGCATTTGATCCACCACGTACAGGTAATCCTTGGACAATCTTGCCGGTGGCCACTGAGACCTCGTTGGCATCAGCAGATACCCAATCATTCACATTTCCAGCTGAGCAATTCTTAATTAGACCGTCATTACCATAGACAAACACGTAAGGGTGCAAAGTAACTACGCCACCAGACACTGAAACTTGATTGTCAAAAGTCAAAGTAACGCTGGAGCCGTTGGCTGTAGCTGGTGCTGAGATTGTTAGCGTTGTGGATGCAATAGATACCACAGTGGCGCCAACTGGAATGCCTGTGCCTGTTACTAACTGGCCTGCGCCAATTTGCGTATTTGTTGCAGCCATTGTGATAGTGGCTGAAGTATTAGTAATTGTTGCAGCAACTGCCGTAAACACTCCAATAGGCGCTAAACTTGTGCCGTTGATGTTGCCACCAAGAACTGGTGTATTGGTGTTGTTGTCAATTAGCGAAAGATTTTGACCTGCATGCGCTAACAGCAAATTGGTGCCCGCGCCTGTGCCGTCATAAAAAGTATCAAACTGCCAAAGGTTGTTGTCGTTTGACGTAAAGCCTGACAATGTCATGTCTGTAATGCCAGAGCCTACGCCATTGTTGTCAATAGGCAGTAATTGCAAACCTTGCGAATGCCCACTAAATACATTGTTAAAGCTTTGCTGTGGATTAACATACACACCACGTGATGGGCCTGACAAGTTAGCAGTAATCTGTCTATAGCCACCTACTTTACGAGGCCGGCCGCGCTGAAATCGTACCCATTTACCGTCGTTGTAGCAACTTGCATCAAAGGTGGTGCCATCCCGCTGAATTCCGGGCTTTGTATCAAGGGCAAAAACCTTTTTTGTCATTAGAATGTTCCGCCAGAAACGCCACTTGTAAACGTGCCAGTAGTCCCTGAAACAGCGCCTGTAAACGTGCCAGTAGTTCCTGAAACAGCGCCTGTAAACGCGCCTACGCCTACTATAGATAACCCTGTTGCAGAAAGAGTAGACCTTAAAACACCTAAAATTGCAGTGTTAAACTGGCCTGCACCGGCGCGGTAATTACCCGTACTTAATTCAGATGCAAAAGTTAATGAGGGCGCGGCAACAGTACCATCGCCTAAAGTCACGGTTGTTACAGCGCCTGCTTGCGACGTATTGGCGTTAAAGAAGTTAGTTCCATCACAAGCCAAAGTTACTTGCTGCCCTGCTGGGATAACTACAGTTGTTCCAGAGCCTGTGGTAACCGTAAATGTATAACCGCCTGCCGTAGTAGAGTTCTTAATTACATATAAATTTACCACTGGTGGATAAACTATTGTGACGTTGCCTGTAAGCGTGCCTGTGTAAGTCTGGATAGTATTAGAAGCCTCACTGGCGGTTAAGGTATATGACCCCGCAGTAACTGCTTTAACCAACGACGTGTAAAAAAACTGCGAACTTACCCCGTAGCCAACGGTAACGTAAGTTGTGCCTGTACAAACAATGAACGCAGACTCACTAGGCGCAAAAGTCTTTGTAGAGGAGCCATCAATGTTATCAGCAGCTGACACAACCATTGATCCTGTGCCATTATTCTTAAACAGCGTAAACCAGTTATTACCTAATGAAGACGCGGATGGTAGTGTATACGTACCTGCGCCGCCTGACCACACTAATGCCTGAGCTCGATCTGCTGCTGCAAACGCTCCACCTGTAACGATTGACTGTGATGGGTGACTTTGATTTAAAGTTGTACCACTTGCAACCAAGCCATAACCGGCTAATGTAGCTGCATCAGCTGAAGATGTGCCTGTGCCAAAGGCAATAGTTCCCCACGTGCCTGTTGTTGTGGGGTTTGCCGTAATGTAAACATACTTGGACTCACCAGCAGCAACAGAGATGATTGTGTTTGTGCCCGCAAAGTCTTTAACCGTAAACGTGTTTGCGCCAACATTGCGAATCAATGCATCTTGACCTACTGATGCTTGATTTGCAGGCGGCATATACAGACTTAAGCCCGCTGTTGTAGCAGTGACCTGCATAATACGCGCTGCGTAGTCATCTGTGGCATTGCCATTGATTGGCCAGTTCAGCTGCGTATTTGCACTTAACGTAACAGCACGATATGAAACGTCCGTTGGCTGAATGACGTTGCCTGTAAATGGTGAGTTATAGCTCATGTTAGTCCTTAACTATCAACCGCTATGGCTTGACGGTCTGCAATGCGAAGCTTATCTTCTGCCATCAATGTTTGCATAATCAACTCATAGTTTTGCTGCCACATTGGCATGCGCTCATCGTTCTTAAGGAACGGCATAGCTTGCAAGAGGGACCCGTAGAGCAAAGCTTGCGGGGCATAGGTAGTAAACCAATTGCTTTGGTTTGATGAATCCAGAGGCTGTACTCGTTCATAGTAAAGCACCTCAAAATCGTAGGCTGCACTAGGCGTAGGTGCTACCATCCAATGCGTGTAATCGTAGTCACAGTAATATAAAGGCGTGCCTGTTGTGGCAGGGTCAGGCCAGTAACTACGAAGGTACTCATACTTACGAAGTAGCACGGGCTGACGATCACCATTTACTGTGACGTTCATTGAAACAGTCTTGTGCCAGCGTGCAGGCTTATCAATGGTTGCTTGACCTGCAGTCATGGCGCTGGTATTGACCGTTAAGTTGCCTAGGAACTTAATTTGACTAGCAATGATTTGCTCAGCCAACATAATGAAAAGCGGAATCTTTGCCAAGGTAGAGGCGTCATTCCTCTCCAAATAAGACTGGATGTTCTCCACCAAGGAGTCATAGGTCATTACTGCGGCAGTTGTCATGCTTACTTGCTCCGCTTCCTAGCCATAGCCATATTGTCAACCAAATTAGGATAGGGTCGGCCTGCTGCTTTGGCTCTTGCTTTTGCTGCAGACTTTTTCTGCGGCGTAAGAGGCTTAGGCTTACCTAATGATTTTGGCCGTTGTTTTTCCCAAACAGGCTTACTTGATGCCATTTTAATCACCTCTTAAAAATAAAGATATACTACTTACTTGCCACGCCTTTGGTCTTCTCAAAAGAACGCATACCAGCAATGCCTAAGATGCCTGATAATATAACCCACAATTGGTCAGCATCAAGCACTGGAGGAGGTTCCATACCCACTGGAACCCAGCCCATGGCTTGCAAGTACTTCCAGCACCACTGAAAAAGGGGGTAGAGCAAGAACTGATAGCCCATAGCCGCCACACCGATCCAACCGATGGCAGGACGCCAGCCACTGACAAACACGCTACTGGACGCCGCTTCAATCTTGTTAACCTCGATCTGCGCTAAGTCTGTAGCTTGGTCAATGCGCCTCTCTTCAAGATCAAGCTTTCGTTGCTCAATCTCCATTTCCATCTTTTCTTTGTCAGTGGTGATTAGGTCGCCTGCAACCTTACCCACGGCTTCAATGATTGATCCAACGGCTAGTAAGCTCATGCTAGACCTTTTAATGTTCTGTTGATCCAACCCTTGAGAAATTTGACCTGCACAGGGTTTTTGTTGCAGATTTCAACATAACGGGCAATCTTTGCCAAGGCGTAGGACTCTTTGAACCGCTGACCATCCGTGATTTGGTTAAGCTTCTCGATAGTTTTAGCACCAATACCGCCGTCAGGAGTAGCGCCAATGACCAACTGCGCCAGCTTGACCGCCATGCCCATGCCTGCGTTCACGCCGAAGTTGAAGATGGTATTAGCTACGTCTTGGTTTGCAATCTCGTTACCGCGCATCTTGTCCCAAAACTCGACACGGTAGAACTCACGCACCATAGGAGTCAGGGAGCCACCAAATTCCTTCTTATCCACAAGCGCCCAGCCGGGCCACTGAGGGTTTTTATTACGTGCTATGCCAGCATAGGTCATACCCCCGGTGTCGCCGGGTACTTCGTGGAGGACGTAGCCGCCCTCGTCTTGCATCATTAACTCAAAGGCTGATTCAAACTGCGCCATTTCTTTACCCCTTCAAGTCAAAACTAAGGTTGGGATGGCGGGGATACTGCACAACACGCTCACCTTCAGGGCATTTGTATTTGATGGTCGCCAGCAAGGTGGCTTTGCCGGGGGCAATCTTTTCTTTTCTCACCATCGTGAGTTGGTACGTGAACGTGTCAATTTCTGGCCCCGCTGGGCCGCTGAACTTGCTTGCAGTAGTGGTTGCTTCATGCACCATACCTGCCGCATCACGGATGCTTGGCGTAAAACTTTCAACAGAACAGTCGTCCCGCTTTTTGATCCGAGCAACCGTCACATTAATGGGCTTACCCGCCTCGGCCACAATTTTAAAATGCTCTGGAGTCCATTCAATGATGGCTCGGTCAAAAAAGCCAAACTTATCGGCAAGCGTGTAACTGCCACCTAGTGCGGCAACACTAGCGGCAACGGCTCCAATGGCTTTGGTAAGGTCAATCATCACAACCAAGCATCATTCAGTCTCTTTCTGTTCCTCTGCTTGAGGCGGTGCCTGAGACGGTGCTTTTGCTTCGTTTTGAATTGCTTCAATCAATTGAAAGACTTCTTGGTACGGACGCGCACCAAGGTATCCCAGCACAGCGTTGACTAGTTGAGTTGTAAGAGTAATCTTTTCCATTTTTTATCCTTGAGTAGTTGAGGCAGTTGCCGTGTCAGCGGGTGCTGGCACGTCTATGATAACTTCAGGTTCAGGGGTAGGCTCTGGGATTGGGCGCAAATCGCCCTGAATCCACGCTGTAGTCTCTTGATCCCATTTGTAGAAGTAGGCATCTTGTGGCATGGGGATTGGAGGCTCCCACAGCCAATTTGTATTCAGCACCCAATTGCCAAAAGGCTTAGGCGCAATGAACACGTCGTTCACAGCATCATAGGTAAAGCCAATGCCAGCGTAGTTGCCACGCAATGGGCGACCTTCTGGATGCTGGTTACCAAGGGTGTTGTAGGAGGTCTGAATCCAGCCGTGACCTACAGCACCAGTGTTGATGAAATCTTGTTCGGCAACGATGACTTGGGTAACGATGCCGTTCTCTACTTTTGCAAAATGACTCATGTGTTTTCCTTATCGAGCGTTAGCGTATTTGAATGGGTTTTCGGCGAAAGCGGCGTAGATGTAAGTTGAGTTGTTCTGGTTAATTCCAGTACCACCCGCTACACGCGGTTTGAAACCGTTGGACACCATATCAAGATTCAAATCACTTTGTTCGGCGGCGGTGGAGTTTGGCAATAGATACTTAGTAACTGAGTTATTAGGGTTTACTGTGGTGTCAAACATTAACCAATTAACGCCAGCGTCGCCAGAGTTTTTTACAATCACAAAAGCAGGTCTAAATCCAGTGTAAATAAATGGCCCATCAGCAGAACCATTGCCTGTGTAAGAGCCAAACGCAGAATATCCTGCTATGGGTGCAAAGCAGTAGGCAACCATTGTTCCTGTGCTTGGGTTTGTATCTGTGCTTGTGCCAAGCGTAATTAAAGTTGATGTTGGCGTTGTGCTGTTTAACATTCCCGGAGAAGAAGCCGAGGCATTGGTTAAATTAAGATACACACTAGCGGCATTACCAAGAGATGTGTGATATGTCTGCCAATCAGAAGTGGCGTTTCGCCTTTTAAAAATAATCATTGATGGCACAGCACCAAGACCATGCCCGACAGTCGCACCTGCTGACCCTGTGCCTGTGTAAGTCACAATACTAAAGCCAGCAGTAGTGTTTGCGCTTACTGTTGAAGTGATTGACCCTGCTGTGTTGGATGAACCCGCACCATTGGCTTTCCAGTTCCAAGATACATAAGTTGTCCCACTGTTGTTGTAATCAGTACCATTTGTAAATCCATTGGAATTAAATGAAGTTACAGCGGAAAATGTTGTTTCCGCATCTGTTGTATTTGAAACAAGACCTTTTGTAGCACCACGAACCGCATCAAATTGACCATGTTGAAATGCGCCACTTCGTGCTTTTAACCAAACAAAATCAGGTTGAAATCCAACGCCAGTAATAGATTGTGTTGCGCTTGTTCCTGTGTACAGAACAGGATTGAATGCTGTACGTCCATTTAGAACTGCGTATGTTGTTGGCATGGTTGTTCCTTATAGGTTGTATAGGTTCAAAGCAATGAAGCCACTTGGAGGGGTGTAAGTAAATGGCTGTTGACCAAAGTTAAGGTTATAAACCTGAGTCCCAGAGCCAGAAGCCACCGCTGGATTCATGTTTTGATTTGCCGTAAATGTTTGTGATGGGTTTGCTCCAGTGCTTGGAGAGCCACTGGCTTGCCATGTTCCATTTATGCCGTACCAAATTTTTCCTGCGTCAAGGTCTAACGCAACCATATAAGTATCGCCTACAGAGCCGTCTGTTCCATAACTCGGTGCAGAGCCACTGTTAAAAACCCTTGGGGGATTGTTAATCTTGCACCAGCCATTTGCAGTAGCACCAAAGTCTTGTCCAGCGCCAGTAGAATTACAAACACCAATACGATAGGAAACTCCGCTTACCCAAACAACTTCCCAATACCATTTGCCCGTGTTGGCAAAAATTGTTGTAGGACTAGCGCTTGTGACCGCAATTGATACTGTTAAATTACCATTTGTGTTTGTTCCTGTGCTAGGAACTAGCGGGTTCATCACCGCATAGTTAGCCACCGTTGCACTTGTCAGCGTTGGTGCATCACCAAGGTAGTCAAGCGTAGAACCAAACACACCAGAGATGCCTGATGGTGTCCAGTTGTTGCCTGCTGGGCCTTGGTCGTTGAAGATGCCATAAGCAAACGGGTAGGTCTGACCAGTTGAGACGCCGTTAGTATTTGTGATCGACAAAGAGTTTCCGCTGTTGTCAACGATTGTACTGTTCTGCAAAGTCAGAATAGTTGTTCCAGAAACAGCAGTCAATGCTGATGTTGAAGGAACAAAATTAGATGTATAAACAGCGGTTCCGTTGACAACCCTTGCGTTTGAAATGTACCCGTTTAAACTGTAAGAGGCATTGTAGTTGGTTCCAATCCTTAATTGAGTTGAACTCAAATTTGTGGAGTCTGTATAACTTATAACAGCCGTTCCGTTTACATAGCCTGTCACTGTTGAGCCAGAACGCACAACTGCTAAATGATACCAACGATTAAGACTCAAAGTTACATTAGAGGAAGTTGAATAATTTGAACCAACGCCCAAAACAAGCACCCGAGAAGAATCAATGTAAATTACAGAACCATTGGTATCCGTAGAGCGAGTGTCAACAAACATTGCTAAAGCCGCAGGCGCAGAATTTATGTAGGCGTAACACTCAGTTGTAAACGAACTGGTGCCAATAGCACTAGGCGCTGTAGCGGTTAAATAGTTTGAACCGCTGAACGACCCAACAAAACTTACCGCCTGACGATTGAAAGGCAGGTAGAAACCGTTTGTACCATACGAGCCACCATAGGTGATGGGTTGCCATACACCATAGGAGTTGAATGTGCCAAAACTGTTTGGTGTTAACTGCTGACCGTCAATGAAGTTGAGTTCAGTCATCTCACCGTCAATGTAATTACCAGTAGG